AGGGTTTACGGCGAAATTGCTAAGTTCGGACGTTGGCAGTGGGCAATTTTATCCGTTGAGGGAACACAGCCGAAAGAAACCTCTGGGCAGATTATGTTACCCGTCTGGCCGAATTGCAAAAAGGTGAAGCAGTTGCATCAGTTCAATTAGTGCCCTCGCTGTGGGGTCATGAAGCGGGTGTATTGGCGGGTCGTCTGTGTAATCGTTCTGTCACTGTGGCAGACAGCCCGGCACGTGTGCAGACAAGGCCATTGACAGACTTGGGCAAAGCAGATTTTCCGTTTGATGGTACAGGCAAGCCGATTGATTTGGCAACATTGCAGGCATTGGAAAAACTGCGTTAAGGTCAACCTGTCCATCACTGATAACACCGCTGTTGCCCAGACTCAGGGGGTGCCGGATGGCTATATCTCCGGTGATGTAGCGGCTGAGGATGAAATTGAACTCAGTACCAAATATCTGGATATCGTCACAGCTAAAGCGCGTGCGGCAGGTTCATGGCGGGGCATTCAGCCCGTTGATCTGATGTGGCCCGCTAAAGCAGGCCACGAAGAAATGAAAGTTGAGGCCTATGGTTGCAAACTGATCCTCAGCGATATTCTGGATGTTGATCCTGATGACCCATAAAGTTAAATTTGTGGTTACTTCACCTGATTTTGTCCGTATCAATGGCATTCCTTATTTGGAAGCAGAGCTAACTCGTAATCTGATTGGTTAAACCGATCAAATAAAAGTGATGGGCACGGAAGAATATAAGTCGTTATTTATTGCATTTATATAGTTATATAAATGTGCTTGGGCAACTTATTGCATCAGGGACGATGCTTACCAAAAACAACCTAATAAATAGACTAAAAATAAAGGCATTAAATCATGAATAAAGAGAATAAAGTTGTTACTTTAGTTATTGGTGGTAATGAAATTAAATTTGAACCGAATATCATTGCCTATAATAGTATGATTAACGATATGACAATGGATAATAAAATTGTGCCGGTAGTCACTTATTTACGCTGTATTATTCAGCCTGCCTCTAAATCTGCATTGGATAAATTATTGCAAATTCCCGGTGCGGCAATGCAATTGGTTGAAAAAATCAATTCAGAATATGCACCAAAACTGGAAATTGAAATAAAAAACTAAATTCGTGGGTTAAGGCTATCGAAAATAGCTTATTTGAACAGGCCTTGACATTGCGTCGTCATTATTTACCCAATGAAAATGATGAAACGGAAAATTTAGAAAGGATGCTATCGCATGAGCCAGATTATCACCCTCGCCCTCAATGGTGAGGCCATACCATTGAAAAGCCTGACCGTGACCCCTTCGGTCATGTTTCAGGATCAAGACCAGAGCAGGCAGTCTTCCAGTACCGCGGTGGCCGAACAGGGCATCAAGCCGAAATAATTGCACATCACAGGCGTTATTCCCTTTACCGAACAGAAAACTTTCTCGCTCCTGTTTGCACTGGCAGAAACCAAAGAAAATGGTCAGTTGAAACGCTACCGGGTCGCCAATTTGACCGCACAGGCCATCAATTTTCGCAAGGGCAGACACTGAAACGCGCACGGTAGTTGCACGGGAAACTACCGTACAGGCGCCACGGATAAAACGACCGTCTTGGGCACACTACCCCACTGGCGGGCGCTATTCAGCACATCGCTGACGGTGATTACAGTCTGGCGACTGCCTCAAATCTGGTTGCCAGTGTGGGGAAAGAGGCCAATATTGATGTCGGCCAGAAGCTGATAGAAAAAATCGGCCTGCTTCGCCAGAGCATCGCGGGTGTTAAGCAAGAAATCGTTGCCCCCGTGGTCTGGGTGGGCAGCCAGCAACTCAACGTCATGATTCTGATGTTAGACACGTTGGATGTGGTCAGGGAACTGGCCGAACTGACCGCTGCCCATATCACAATAACAGGCACCCCGGAGAACGCCAGCGCCATTAGGAACATGGCCTATAAATCCGATGGGCTGAAACAGAAGTATTCGCCTGTGATTGGGTGAATACTGTCCATTTGTGTGAGATTCTCTACGCCATACCATGGGTTGATATTTTATGCTATAGGCATTAGACTGACTATGTTGGCTTAGAGATATCGCGCTATCGTCGAGGCTACCAATCTCGTAAATAGCACAGCGAAAGACAAACTCATCAGAAGTAAAAACAAAAAAACCAACCTCACCAGTTGGTTTTTTTGTTTTTACTTCTGATGAGTTTAATTGATTGAATCATTTCAAAATCAACTTATAATCTATCGTTGTTGGCTAGACAAGAGAACTGGTCGCGCGAACGTTTGATATATAGAAAAGGAATTCAGCGTTTCGTAAATTCTGCGGGACGTACAAAGCCCTGACTGAGTACAGGTGGTGCTGGCTCAGTGCCTTGACCAGAGCGCGATATCTCTAAGCCAACACTGACGAGAGCCAACCGGACAGGCAGTGTAAAGGCAATGGCTGGTAAGTCGTGCTCCTTAACAGGAGTAAACGGGTGAGAGCATTTATTGATACTGCAATTATCGTTCTCAAGGCGTTAGTCGCATTTTTAGAACTGATCCGTACATTTCTGAAGTAAAATAACGGAAACGTAGATAAGGCCATCGGGTTAACCGCCCAGTGGCCTTTAACATTATGGCTCACGATCAAGTCTACTGAAGCTTATCATTTTTACCACTCCACAAACGTAACCAGACACATACAGCGCCATTCACTCATCAACTCACTACCCATGTATTTAATTTGGATCGCGTCCCACTCAGTTGACTCAATGCAATCTATCATATATGATAAGTTATATCTTATCACAAATGATAAGGTAATATCGAACACCTATCATAGATGATAATTACAAAAAGCAGACATGAGCTGGAATATTGATTTTTACCACGGAGTAATGGATTGCATTCTGGATATGCCCCCTAAGATTCAAGCAAGAATGCTAAAACTGCTCGAATTAATGGAACAGCATGGTGCTAACCTTGGATCTCCACAGACTGAACCTTATGGGTAATGGTTTGTTTGAGCTACGAGCAAAAGCGCAGGAAGGAATTGGTCGAGGCTTATTCTGTTACCTTGATGGCTCGAATATCTACATTCTCCATGCTTTTGTTAAGAAGAGCCAAAAAACACCTAAGAAAGATTTAGACTTAGCCAAAAGCCGCATGAAAGAGGTGAAAAAATGAGTCAACTACAAGCCCTTAAAGCTAAAGCATTACAAAACCCAGACGTGAAACAGGCTTATGATGAATTGAATGATGAATTCGAACTCATCAACACATTGCTGAGTATGCGCACTGAGGCGAAGTTAACTCAACAGCAAGTTGCAGATCGAATGGGAACTAAAGAAAGTAACATTTCCCGACTGGAGAAAGGAAAAAGTAACCCAACTTTAAGCACACTGGTAAATTATGCAAAAGCCTGTGGTTTCCAGCTCGATTTCAGCTATCGACGCAATAGTTAATTATATGATAAAAATCTATGATCCCTACCTTTTTTGCAACACTGATTTTTGATTGATGTTGGCTTGCTGAAATCTATCCGGCGTCACTATGGGCAGGGATGCCCGCGCCTCGATGAGTTCCGCACCTGAATCGTTACCTTTCGAACACCGTTTGCCGTGTTGTGATTGCCCAGGCTATACGGGCTAATTTGTTGGCCAGCGCACAGGCCACAACATTTGCGTGTTTTCGCTCAAGCTGAGCCTTTACCCATTCAGCCAGCCTTCCTGACTGATAATCGATTCTCTGGATAAAGACCCTGGCGCACTGGACCAGTAACCGTCGCAGATTTTTGTCTCCGCGTTTACTTATCCCTAAAAGCGTATTTTTGCCGCCCATGCTGTACTGACGTGGTACCAGATCGGTTGAAGCAGCAAAATCCCGGCTACAGCCATACTGCTTACCATAGCCCAGCTGCGATGATAAGACGCTGTCCTGTTTCATCACGTTTCAGCTCTTGCTCCAGTGCAGTCTCAAGCTCGGTGAGCTGTTCGACAAGATAAAGATAATGGGCATGTAAGCGCATCAGCAACTGTGCCAGATAGGGAGGAAGTTCGTTCTCTGCCAGGACGGTTGAAAGTCTTTTTATCACGGCGGTTCCGATCGGCATACTGATGCCAAATTCCAGTAAAAAAGCCTGCATCTGATTAGTGGTTTTAACCCTGTCTCTGACCAGTGATTCCCTGACCCGATGCAGGGCGCGCATAGCTTGTTGCGCCCTCTGTTCGTGGTTGCACAAATCGCATGGAAGGACGGGGTGCAGCTTCGCATATGGCTTCCGCATCCACAAAATCGTTCTTGTTGCTCTTTACACAAAAGGACGGACAAATTGTGGCGAAATCAGCTTCGCTTCGTGACCAAAAGCAGCAATCCGGCGAGCCATAAAGTGAGCACCGGCGCAGGCTTCCATTACAACAGTCGCTGATGGCGATCCCGCTAAAAACCCCATCAGTCTGGCGAGGGTAAATTTTTTACGCAGCAGGGCCTTTCCTGATTTGTCCTGACAGTGAACGTGGAAAGAATGTTTGCCGAGATCAATACCAATAAGCGTAACGTTTTGCAT